ATTATACCGTGCATTGCAGATTGGGTTGTTTGTGCATATGCATTTACTGCGTATGCTGGATTTCTATATAGACCATCACCTTGCAGCAGTTTAATTGGATCAGCACTTCTTAATACCCTGTCTTGATAGGGTTGTTGTGATAAGCTTGTATGCTTAATAATCACTTCATTATTTGGATAATACGCCTCAGCAATTTTATCAGTTATACTTTTAGTGCTATTAAGATCTGTTATGTCTATTGGGTAATCTGACATTTTTCCTCTATCTATTTCCTATTTTAGTATTTTGCAGGATTCATTGGACTATTAATACCAGTTCTTTGCCAATACAAAGGCCTCGTTTCATCCGATGCTCTTACTTCTTTTGGTATGGGGATAGCTTTGCTTGGATCAATCAATGCTGATCCCTTAATGAGGTTTAAGGTTTCTGTGTAAACCCTTGCCAAACCATTAACCACCAACTCCCAGTTTAGAGTAACTGGACTACCATCAGGATAGTACTCGTCCCAACCCACATATGGCCATTCTGAAGCCGTAGAATATACGTCTTGAAGAATTAATATACCAACAAGCGCATCAAATGCCGTACGTTCAGCCAGGGTTAATCCATTAAGTGGGTCATCTGGTCCAGTCGTCTTAAAATAAATAAGATTTTTATTATTTGCCTGCTCAGTATAAATTGCTTCATATATCTGATCAAACCTTGTTTCAATAACACTGTTGAATGATATTAATTCTTTTACTTTATCTCTAACATAGGCAAGGGAACCCTGTTTGATTGTAGAGGGAGTTATTTTAGTTTGTGAATTTGCAGTTTCTGGAATCTTCAAAAAGATTCCTCTAACTTTATTTATTATTGATTGTTCTCTTTCCGAATCAGTTCTATAAAATATGGAAGCCATATATCTATCGGTAGAATTTTTTGAGTTTTCAGTTTTTATTGCAACTGCATAATTTTTTGGATTATTTTCTATTGACCCTGCTTCAACGTCATCTGCTGTCAATATCTTAGATGGATCACTTGGATTTATTCTAAGCACTATTAGCTTATTCTCAAGTGCTTTTCTTGTAAAGTCAAGAGACTTTGCTCCTTGTGAATTTGGATTTATCAGAGCAACCTCTCCAGGATATACCGCTAGTTTTTGTAATTCTGCTGCCTGAATTCCTTCAAATCTAATTCTGTAATCAGATTTTTGTTTAGAATCTCCATTGGGCGCACCTTTAGGTTTTTTGTCTACACTTATAGCATTTTCTGGATTTAACACATCTTGAACGTCAATTGTATCGCCGTCAATGACATGAGTTACTCGAACAATTACTTTAAAGCTTTGATTTAAACCAGTCTTTTCTGGACCAAGACCTGAGTATTTTAGCAGTTCTGAATGAACTATTGCATTTTCCAAACTTACATATCTAACCAAATCTGATATTTCTTTTTCTCTCCATCCCATACTCTTTAGTAGATCATCAGATCTTATAAAGGCATGACCGCCTGCTATTTTTGTCTTTGTTCTAATCCCAAGAATTCCTGGCAGTAGTTTTACTGAGTGATGTTTTCCAACAACCATGCCCTGGAAGTTGGCGAGTCCTGCATCCATAGCCACGCCATTTTTGTTCAGATACTGTATGTAGCAGCCGTGTTGGTCAAGAACATGATCTCTTACCCACTTCCATGCGTTCCATGCACCATCGGTTATAAGTGTTCCAGCAGCTGCTACTGCTGCGCCAGCTAAGGGAGTTCCAAAAATAGTAGCTGCAGCAGTAGCACCTGCTGTAGCAAGTGGCATTACAATACTTGCAAATATCGCTGCTCCAGCAGAGCCATCTTGCCTTCCTGTACTATTTTTGATAAGTTGTTTTATTTGAGCTGAAGTTTCTGGCATTGAATCCGCCAATTGGTTTGCCTGTATATCCTTAAGTAGTGCAGAGTGGCCATGTGTATACTGCATTGCACCAACCATTTGATCTTTCAACGACGCTGAAAGGTTTTCAATAGATATGTCTCCGTTAACAGTAAGTCTTGTGTTAGTTGACTGATTGGCAAGAAGTAGTCTTGTGTCGTTTCTTAGATTTTGTGTGCTGAACCACGATGCGGCCCACGATGACATGAACCATCTTGCTGGATCATTTACGGTGACAAAGGCGTTCGGAGTTATGCTAGTTATAAATCCAGTTTCAGGAGTAAAATGATGTACGACCTGTTCAACTTCAAATATTCCATACATTCTGTTGTAAATATCCGCCAAATATACAAGGTCATATGGTCTTATATCTGTGTTTCCGACAACAATTATTTCTCCTCCATATATATCTTTTAGATTCTCTTTTAGGTACGAAAGGGCGACTCTTCTTGCTGTTAGTTCATCTGGCTCACCTTGAGCGTGTTTTGCTATCCCCCTTGCCGTTTCTAGTGGGTGGAATATGGGGTGTAGTAGTCCAAAAACTCCCTCTCCTTTTGGATTATCCCAATACAATCCAGTTTCCACAGTTTTTTCAACCTGTTTTTCAGGTGGAGCTGATTTATCAAGAGAAACAGTTACTGGAAATTTTCCATCAGATACTGCAGTTATTTGAGTTGCAACTCCGTTTGTATTTTCTTTTATGTTATTAGAAAGAATATGTGTAAATGAACTTAGGTAGTGCATTCTTTGAAATGGCTCCCTAATCTCCACAACTGGCTCACCATACTCTCTAGTGAAAGGATTATCTACCGCTCTCAGCAAAGTGCCAGGTCTACCAAGGGAATAATATATTGAATCATTATATGCTTTATTTAATATATTTGCTTGTTTTGTAAAGTTTTCCAACTCTTTTAGACCATAGCCCATTTGAGCCATTGATAACCTAAACATATTTAATAAGTTACCTAAAGCTGCATCAAATGCCGAAAGTATTGGTCCTATATTTTTATCCCAAAAATTATCAACGTCCTCCATTATTCCCGTAACCCAGTTGCCAGCGTTGTTGCCAGCTTTTGCGTTTTCTTTCAAAAGCTTTATAAAAGCGTTGCTGTCAGTTGCATATTCTCTTTCATAGTTAATAAACTCTGCAAATATTTTGTCTACTGGTCTAAAACTCCATTGGTCATTTTCGTTACCAAAAACATCAAATGCTGCCAACGTAAGACCAGTAAGTGGGCTAATTGTTGTTATTGCGGCATTGGCTATTAGACCAACTCCAGTTGCACTGTATCTCTTTTTGTCTGGTCTTAAAACCAACCATGCTCTTGCATATGGGTCAGACCATAACTTCTGTCTAAAAATGCCCACAAGCAGTAAATACAACTGCTTTGGAGTTTTTATCTCTTTGAGAAGTTTAAGTGCTTGTTCTTCTGATTTTGTTTTTGTTGCATCAACGTCTTGTTCATCGGCAGTATCTGCATACTGATATATTTCAAAATGGTTCTTAACCATATCTTTTATTCCGTCTATTTTCTTTTGAAGAGTAAAATTATATAAATCGATTAATCCTTGATCTTTGTTTATAATCGGCTTATTTTCTTCATTAAGTGACTCTACACCACCGTCAACATATTCATTCATCGCCACATCTAGTGCGGAAGTAACTGAAGCGGCTTGATTAATTGATGTTATCCAGTCAGCTCCAAGCAGTGTGTTGAATTCTGATCCACTTTTATCTGCATTAAAATCTTCAAATACAATTTCTTCTTTTCCAGTAATCAATTTAAATATCGGATCTTGTGATTCTTCATTGCTATCAGGGTCTAATCCATATGTTTTTTGGAATATATTTTTTACCGATTCATAGTTATGATATCCAAATCTAAATTGGTCCCATATTTGCTGAGCCTCTACTATTTTTCTTCCGTCGCCAGCTATTACTTTAACTGTATTGTCAAATTTTTCGTCATAAAATCCTGCGGCCACTACAGAAACATTATCTAGTGGATCATAAACAGAGGCAAATTCTTCTCTAGTTTCATTTTTTTTGTCCTCTTCAAGTTTTTTGAACAAGAAATCTTGAGAAAGTTCTCCTATTACATCCGGTTTTTGAATATACTCAAAATAGTTAGCCCAGTTTCCACCCCTACTCCATTCTTTTTGCCAGTCGCTCAGTTGTTTTTCAGCGACAATGTCTGTGGCATAAGTGTAAGAAGTTCCTGGATATATACCAAGTTGCTTGGAGTTTATTATTCTTTCGGCGTTATCTGCCGTTACGCCATATGCCAAAAACTCTGGTCTTGTTTGTACTGCTGGCAGCAATTCGGGTAGATTTCCTTCTACTGGCTTGTATGCGCCAAAACCAATAAGAAATGTATCATTGGCGGATTTAGCGTTGCCTGTTAATTCAAACCTGTTTGCGGGCACGTAATTGCTTGTCACTACACCAACTGGAATGCTATCTGGAACAAAAGTAAACATACATTCCTTAAGTGAACTTTCGACCATTCCAATTTTTTCCCACTGAGCAGACTCAGAAACCATTCCGTCTACAACTCCAATATTTTCCATCGGAGAAACTATTCTTCCCTTATCATCGATTAACAAATGTAAGTAATATGCTGCATCTGGGGAAACAATTGCCGATATACCATTTGAATCATTTGCGTCTTGCTGTCCCCAAAGGAAATAGGCTGGAGTGCAGACAACAGCTACTCGTTTTTCTGGATTGTAAACAAGAACTTTTCTATTTTTGTAATCATCTGGTGTTCCAGCCAAGTCTTCCTGTTTTATATTGTACATCGCTAAGAATTTTTTAAGAACTTCGTCTTTTATAGACTTGTTAGGGCTTTGTTCTAACTTCATTTTTTCTCTGGCATCAACGGGATCGTATGGCCATCTCATGGCTATATAGAACTGCTCATCTTCAGCACTCTTTGGCATTCCCCATTCTTGAAAGTTTAACTGAAAATTATTCCAGTATTCAGACAAAAGACCGTATGCTGGATCTAGATCTTCATAGTATCTTTGAAGATTTTCTGGAAGTTCTATTTGACCAGATCCACCAATTGAGCCAGGAACTTTAACCCCTTCAGCTAATGAGGTACTTGAAATTATAGGCAGTGGCATTTGAATTATCATCGTTGCATTTATCTGGCCAATCGATCCTTCTGGATCGTATATTCCAGAAGGATCAAAAGCAGCGGTGGCAGTAAGTAGTGGACCAATTCCTAAAAACTTTAATTTAGAAGCAAAGTTGAAATTAAAATCAAGAGTTTCTTCTGAACCCTCTGATTTCTTTGATACAAGGGAAGTTGCTTCCTGACCTTCTGCCTTTGATATAAGACCTTTTTCTATTAACGAAATTGATGCTATATTATTGATATTTCTATTTATATCTTCGTCGTCGTTTTCCTTAAATATTTTGTCAAAATTCAAAGATGGTAATACGCCAGAAGTTCTGTTGGTAAAAAATGGATACGAATATCTTATTGGTAATTGTGGTATTTGTTTGTGATTTAATGATTCATCAGAAGATCCTGCTTGCATTGACATTTCGGTTCCCTTGCCCGTAGAATTAAAAGGCAAGTGAAAACCAACCTGGACTTTGCCCTTGTTGATTGGTAGTCTAGAAATTGGTTTTCCATTTTTGTAGTACGTATTTCTTGTGACATCTTTTAGGTCAATAATTTTACCTTTTAGCGCTTTTCCTGGACTGAAAACTCCAGTCATTGATATCATGTCTTTAGCAATTAAAGCTAAAGATTCAGACAATATACCTTCCTTGTTTTGAAGTGATGCTATTGCATCTGATGAAGGGGCTAATTCTTTATTAAGAGAATATAGAAGACGAGATAGTTCGTCATCTGGTTGAGTGTATCCAGGAACTGATACGTTGTTGTTTTTTGCTACTTCATCACTTGGAAAACCAGTTGATATCGGCATGACGCCTGAAGTGTAAAGCCAGTGTGGTTTTCCGTAAAAAATAGTTGATCTTTCTTCAAATGGTCTTACTGCAACTATATAGTTCGGAAGCAATCTTGCGCACATCTGAAACATGTCCCAAACACTTCTCATGTATGTTTGCGCCCTGAATGAAACCTCGTCATATATGTCGTCGTCAAGATCAGAAACAAGACCAAGCGTTTTCATGATGTTTGCACCACCACGACCACTCATTGTTTTAATCAATCCTGCGCCAAGACCCACCGTCAAAATATTTGGTGCTAATGCTATTCCAACAGCTGCAGCCCCAGCGCCCAAGATCTGAGATGTTCCAATGGCTTTGCTTGAATCAATAAGCTTATTGTCAGAGGTAGCTTTATCTAGGGCGCTTGCTGCGTCCGTTTGTCCAATTTTTGAAGACTGATCTATTAACCCAGACCAAGATTGATTAGAAAGCCTATCTAAATATCCAAACTTTTTATTGTCTATTTCAGAAATATCTATGGTTGCCATTGTTGCCCAACCATCGTCAAGATCACCGCCCAAAAACTGTGCTACTCCAACTCCATTGCCTGGATATATGTTTCTCTTAAATATTTCTAAATCTCTTTGTGTAGAAAAGTTCGCCCACATTGTTTGCATTGCGCCAACCAACGGAGTTCTGACAGAACCACCAAAACTTTGAAGTCCAGGATCTGATCCAGAGTTGAAATAGTCGCGTTCTGCGTTGTTTACGACTCCCCCCACTGAGTTTATGGTTCCCTCTACTGCCAACTGTGCTCCACCAGTAACCAAATTTGCAGTTGCATTCCAACCAAGCCCAACGGTTCCTCTTATCGGATTTTTGCCAACTGCGTTAAAAGCGTTTATAACGCTCTGCTTGTACAGAGCGGATTTTGTTTCTTCTTCTGGAGTCAGGGGAGCATATAGTATTTGACCGAAATGTCTGATACCAAACTTATTTTCCGAAAATACTGCGCCCCTCATTGCGTGAGAAAAAGCCTCTCTTACCCTTGATGCACCCATAGACAACAGTCTTATCATTAGATCTCTAGGCTCAGACATCCAAAGGCCAGTGTTTATACCTCCGTCTATCTTGCCACTATCTCCTTTTTTCTTGGTACTATTTATTATGGGACTAAGTTCTACGGCGTCTGATTGTGCTACTACAGTTATAATTTCTCCATGATCAACTTCTGTAATAACGCCATTAAAAATAGTTTGTAGAGAATTTGGATTACTACCATATCCAGCCCTTAAATGCACTCTAACTCCTGGCTTAAGCCTCATATGCTCTATTTCTGTTACATATCTAGAGTTCATGTGTGATTTTATATTTAAAGATCTCTTTACAAGAGTCTCAACTATTTGTGTCGTACCACTTGAAAGATTTGTTATTGCTTTATCTATGTCTGCATTTGAGGTTGTTCCAATGCTAGCTCCATCTGCATTGATTAGTGATGACAGCGTCATTTCTGGCTTTGAAAGCTTTGAATACGTGTTTGATATTCTAAGCATCAGAGTATCTGCTAAAATATCTTCCGAAGAAACAAGAGAAAAGTCTATTACAGATTGCAGTCCGTAAAAGTTATCAAATAACTTTACACCAGCAAAGAAGTTCATATCATCAATAAGCCAAAGCATATAGGTCGGGAATGCCCTGATCATTCTTCCAGATAAATCCCTGTACTGTGTGTCTAGTAGCATTTTTTGCCAGTGCTTTGCCACACCCTTGTGAGTTCCCCCAGTTGATAGAGCTTGCATTTTATTAGTTTGAGAACCGCCCATTGCGTTCTGATAATCAGTTAAAGAAGATGCTCCAGCTACCCCTGTGTGACTCGCCTGCTTATCTCTTTCTGGAACCATGGCATCTGAAATAATTGATACCTTGGAGGTTGGAATGGCTTTTCCATCAGATCCAATTCTCAAAAAATCTTGTGCGATGTAAAATCTTCCATCTTCCCTATTTGAGTATCCCATAATATATCCCCCATCTGGAGTTTGATATATTGCTGGTATTCTCTTTGTGTCATTTGAATCAGCGGCTGGAATGAAATGCATTATTCCAAAATGATCAACATCATCTGGATCAAATGATGGAAGTTCTTTACCATTTGCTTCATTAATTTTATCTGCAACCAATTTATTGAATTTATCAATTTCCGATTGCGAACCAGAAATAACGTCTCCAATTTTTACCACACCATATCTAGTATCAAATTTAACATCCTCAAAGTTATATTCAACTCCACTATCATCCTTAAATGAATCTATCAAATCTTTCCATATAGTCGGATATTTATTGGCTATAAATCTAGAAGATTGCAATGAATTTTCAAACTCTGGTTCGTTATTTTGATCAAATATTGCTATTCTAAATATTCTCATTGCCTCATCTGCGGAAAGTTTGGCTGCATTAATCAGGTAATCTTTTGCTTTTTCTATATCACCGTTTTGTTTGATTAATATTCTTTTTACTTCATATACATATGCTTTTTGTTCAGGATGCAAATTGTCTTTTTCTTGCTGCCATTCTCCTACGGGCAGCGTATATTGATCTGGATCAATCAAATTATTGACAACATCATCATCAAACATCTCAAAACTTCTGAAGTAAAAATCAGGATCAAAAGATCCTACCACCTGTTTTGTTTCCTGATTGTATATATTCAATGGAAGATCTGGGTATGTATTGATCATATCCCATTTTTGCTTTAAGCGCAAGAAAGGATTCTTTTTTGTTCCAAATTCTTTAATCAAGGCTATTTGACCATCAGAATTTATGCTCTCTCTTTTTTGTTGGAAAATATCAAAGTCTGTCAACATCAGTTGCACGTTATAGACGTGTGGATATCCCTGTACTGTTTGAACTGTATAATTCAACGGCAGCACGTACTTTATTCCGGCCAACGCACAGATAATATTCTTGATTCCCATGAACCCAATGACACCAGCGGCGTGCTCTAATCTTGCCAAGCCACTCAAGAAATCAAACATTTTTTTAATCTTTTTTAGTTCTGATTCACCGAAGATAGTCATGTTAATACTAATCATTGAGTCATTTGACCCTATATATTGATATGTTGGTTCCTCCTGCATTTGCAGCTGCATCTTTGCAAGATTATTGCCCATGCTTAAGCTTACTGAATTCACAATGATTTTTTCTTGATCAAGATCAATTTTCATCATTGGAACTTCCCATTCGCGAATTGTAAATGCCGGAAGACCAAGTTTTTGTGCGTCTTTTATGGACTGTACTCCTAAAAGATTTTTTATTGATTCGTCTTTGTAGATTCTTTCGTACAGGTTTGCGTAAAATGCATCCATAAATTTTTGCTGTTCTTTTTCGTACAAATTTGCAAATTCAGTTGAATTCTCATCTATAGGTTTTTTCTGTTTTCTTAAAATAGCTTTAACATTTTCTCTTATCGTATAATCCAATAATCCCTTTATGCTTTGAGAAGAAATGTACAATGACCATTTATCTTTCTTAAGACTTTCTGTTGCTTCGGGAGTGGCAAGTGCTGGAACCTGCAACTCAGACGGTGACTTTCTATTCTTTATATAATCTATTGAATCATTATTCAATTTAGATCTATTTTTTGATATGTAATCTGCTGCAAGAGAATCATAAACAGCCGTGTATACATCTTTGGCGTTAGCTCCAGCCATTGCTATGTCAACTATTTTTGCCGCATTTTCTTTGTTTAAGTAAGATGAATTAAGATCAAGAGAATTGATTACAACTGTATCAAGATTTTTATAAATACCCATATCGGTAACATTAATTCCAAATTCAAACAAAAGTTTGTCCCAAAAAGACCTGCTGTTTGAAGCTATAGAAGCTTCCTCTGGACTTCTAAACATTGCAGTATCTGGACTAAATATCTTTGATTGCACTTCTGCGGGAATATATAGTGATATACCGTTTCCGTTTATCCAATCAGCGTAAACGTTTGTTGTTAAAACATCATTATTGTAAGGCTGAGTATCTTTTGCCATTGATCCGTATGGACTTATTTCATATTGATCATATGCACCATCTAGTGACATCTCGGAAATGGTATTTGTTTTTCCAGAATTTTGTAAGGCTAGAGGCTCTGCAGCAGATTTTAAAAGAAAGTCAGCGTTTACAGTATTTGCCAAAGATCCTGCTGCCCTACCCATATAATGCCTGAATTTACTCCAGTTGACTGACTGATTAAAATCCTTAATCATTGGCAAAAATGGCTTATGATTGAACTGTAGTAACTCCAAATCCACTTCAAGCGTAAACGGATAGTTCGGCACTGTAGATATTGTCATGGACGACAGAGCCACACCAGTTATGTCAAAAACAGAATTAAGATAATGATTTTTTATTGGAAGAATCGGAGCGTATTTGAAAGCTGCAACTAATCCCCTAAGAGAGGAAAGAAATTTGTCCACTTTTTCTTCATGTTTTGGATCTTTAAAATCTATATAAAAATTAGAGTTAAGACTCACCCTCGTTGCGTCGTCTATTGATATTCCCCATATTTCTTCATAGTTAGGAAAAAACAACTTTATACCTATACTTGTTTCTTTATATCCAGAATTGAATTTTGGAGAACTTTTCTGCCTAATAGCTCCGGCCAGTTAAGCTACCAGTTTTAAATCCCGTATTAACACTTATTGAAACTGGTGGCACGTAGAAATTGGCCGCACCTAATCTAAGGTGAAATGTATCTGGAGTTTTGGGTGGATTTGAAGATCCAAAACTCATTCTTTCAATTTCTTTTTCTATTCTTTGAGCGGTTAAAAAATTTTCTATAGCCCATATTGGTTTAAATATTGCGTTTCCTTGATCGTCTGTTCCAAAAGCTTTGAACATATTTTTCATAATCTGCTCGTGATTATTAAGCGGATCTTCTTCTGAGTATCCGTAATCAGCAGTTGCCGCCAAAGCGGTTATGTAGAGTCTATAAAGATTTGGAAAGTATTTATAGACTGTTGCTAAAGCAAATGGATCCTTGTAAAAATAATTTTTTGCTTTAATTAACTTTTCCATCCAAAAAGTATCTCTAATTGGATCATTAAATTCTGAAGCTGACTTTCTAAGATTTTGCGTACTTAAAAATCTTTGCCTTGCGAAGGCTTGAATTCCTCCAGCCATTTGTGCTAGTTCTAACAATCCCGATTGACCAACTTTTTCAAAAATTACTTTTCTATTTCTCTCGTCTTTGATATGGGCCATTTCTGATTTTCTAAAGCTGGTTAATTTTACAAAAAGATCATCTCCACCATAAAAATCACCTTGAGTAAAATCACCTAGCTGACCCTTGATATCATTATTAATGGCTTGATTAAAAGAATTTGTATAACGGTATCCAGCCCAGGCAAAAAGTCCTTCATTGAAAATACCAAGTGAGTCTTCAAATACTCCACCTACTTTTGCCCAAAAACTTCTATCATTACCCATCTCTCTGAAGAGAGAAGATATTGGAGCTAGGTCAGAGTCTTCGTAAAGCTGCCAGCTTTTTTTGGTTTCCTCGGATGGGTAATCGGTTTCTTGATTAGACATTATCTACCCAGTAAACTATCTGCTTGTAAGTGCTCTTTTAACATATAAGCTGAACTATTCAAATTAAATTTAGAACTTTGATTATTTATTATATCATTTTTTTTAGAATTAAAATTAAGTTTATTAGATATATTTAATTTTTGTTTAAAACCCATTTCTGATTGCTCATAGCGAGCTTTCTGTATTTTTGGATTATCGTATCCATCTTCGGACATTTGAATTGTTGTAGAAGATCCATCCATAAGACCTTCTTTAGAACCTTTAACTGGATCTGGTTTAGATTCAGATAAAGAAGACCTAGAAGAATGAACTACTGAACTTTGTTCTGATCCGTTTGATTTTGAACTAGATATTTTTGCAGCCAGCGCATTTGAAGTCCTAGTCCTTGGTGAAGTATCTATCCTTTTCTTTGCAGCATCAGATAGATTCTTGTTTTGGGCATCTGCACCTAATATCATACTTTATATACCTAAAATCTAGAGGCCAAATCAGAGTAAGGATCTTGACCCGCCATAGGAAGTCCATTGTACATAGTAGTGTTTATTGGTCCATCAACAACATCACCGAATAAACCTCTTAATCTATTTAAATCTTGTACAGAACCACTGGTATTTATTCTGTATTGCATACCTGAAACAGTTGGATTTAAAAACGATGCTTCTTGTGTTGCTGTATTTAAATCTGGATAACCTTCCTCATATGGATTACCTCCTGGCATTAACGGTGGACCGGTTACTGCATTTTTTGTATGATCTTTTTTCTTTCTATTTTGATAAATAAAACTTCCAGCTATCAACGCAGCAGTTCCGACGGCAAATTGTTTAAATCCTCTTGAATCAACTATTTGCCTGAGGGAACTGGTATGGTCTCTCAGCATTTCTGATATTCTTCTGTAGGGACTTCTTGCCACATCAATAACTGAAGGTATTGTGACAGAAGCTCCTGATGCAATATCGTCAGATATTCTTGCTGCGTCTTCTGGATCAAGAGGAATAGCGCTAGAAAGCCTGGCGCCTAAAGCGGTTGCCCTTTCTTCTATTTCTTTTTCAGCCAATATTCTGGTTCTTTTTGCGTGAGCTTCTACCGCCAGTCTGCTTGCCTCTTTTTTTTCTGTTGTTGCTAATCCAGTAACTGAATCAGTTTTTGAAACTAATCTCAAATAATCTAAAACATGTTGATCTGATGGAATACCAGGAGTAAGTAGTCGTTTTTGTCCGATTTTTAATTCTTTCTTCGTTTATATGAAGAATTCTTCTTGCTTCTTCTGCGCTAATATCCAGAATATTATCAGAAATTGATCCACCTAAATCAGTCATTGCAGCTTTATCCATCAATGTCATTTTCCTAAAATTATCAAAATACCCAGACAAAATCGCTTCACCTCTAGGATCAAAACTGGTTAACCTAAGATTTTTTCTTGCCGCAGAAAGTTGCTGAAGTTGAATCATTAAATCTTCTTCACCCTCATGACCAGAATATTGCATAAGTCTTGAAGCTTTTGACCCATATAAACCCTGCATTTCGGCTTCAAATGTTTCAACAATATCCAAAATATTTGCGCCACTTCCCCTATGAGCTTCCTGTATCACCCTAAGTCCTTTAGAAAGTTCTATTGATAATTCCGTTTTTAGCTGTTGAGATTTTGCCCTCATTGCTTTCTCTAATTTTTTTCCCGTAATAGCTTCGTTTTCCATATTATTTATTTCTGTAAACAAACTTCTTATTTTTTCAGTTCTAAGAAATCCCTTGGCTGAATCTGAATATCTAGGATCAGAAACAGATCTTAATAAAACCCTATTGCTTGTACTAGGTTTAGGAGCCTGACTCCTAAGATTTGCATCTCCAGCGATAGCAATTTCTCTGGCTTTAGTTATGGAGCCGTACCTGTCAATGCCTTTTTGAGACAAAGATAGTATTCTTTTTATCTGATCTATATCATTTACTTTAAGTTCGTCTATTTCGGACTGAACTTTAGCTAGGTCTGCACTTGACATGCCAGCGGCTCTTAGTTGAGTTATTACATCCTGATATTCTTCAACCATTGAATTTCTGAGTTCTAAAATATCATTTTTGATATTAAGTCTTCCTCCAGAGTCGAGAATTAGTGGATCAAATCCTGGGAGATCTTCTGCACTCACCCCCAAAGCTATTCCCATAGCCCTTTGTCTAGCTAGTATTCTTCCTTGCTGTTCCACGGAAGCTCTTGCTATCATACCTGGTGTAACAGAAATCTTGTGTAGATCTTCTGCCGTAGTGCTAGTTCCTGAAAATTTCGCAATTGTTTCGTATGCGGCCTTCATTTTCAAAAATTCTGGAGATGAGGAACCAAGTTCTTTTTCCAATTCTCCGAGACTTGCAAGTTTGGTTGTACCACTCATTTGATTAATCAAGTCAACTATATCTGAAGGAGCTTTTACTCCTATCCCAAATCTTGCTACTCCTTCATCACCCAAAAGATCTTTGGTAATTTTTGCGCCAGGTCCAAACGTTGATTCCATTTTTTGATTTAGTGTGGTTTCAAAGTCTCTTACTTGTGGGGCAATATAGCTTGCCGAAGCCATTCGGTTAATCGTTAAACCAATTGAATTTTCTATATCATCCAATTTTTCTCCAGTACTTTGAAAAACATAATCAAGAAGCGTTTTTTCTCCTGCTGCTGCTACTTGATCAAAGTTAAGTCCAAGTTTTGCCCTCAACGCATCTCCTTCGGCAGATGTCTTAAAGAGTGTTCCAAGCTCGCTATCATCTAAATCTGTAATCCCCAGTGAATCAAGAAGTTGTTGTTTTACTGGTTTTAGTGAACTAGATGAAACTTGATCTGCCGAACTTTGTAATTCTATGCGATATCTATCTGCATAAGGTGCACCTCTTTCTGGGCTTAAAGTTTTTAATGCGCCAATCGGTAACCCATCTTCGTCAAGAACATCAAGACCTCTTATGGCAGCTGACTGTCGCTCTGTTAGGGCATCTAAAAGATTTGTGTCTATTGAAGGTATTAATGCTCTATCAACACCCAATCTTTCCCCGTACATTCCTTCCCTGATTATCCTAACAGTTGCTTCAAGGCCAACATTTGCTTCCGCACCCATTCTAGATTTAATGCCTGTCAGTGTTTCCTGTAGTACTCTTTCGTCAATTCCTTTATCACCCCTTATAATATTTAGGGCGACATTTACGATATCAAGAGCCTCATTTTGACCTATGCCCGCCTCATTACTTACTCTTGTTGCCAAAGAAGATATGTCCAAAGAAGTTGCTGACGCAACTTGTTTAGAAATTTTATCTGAATCACCAATAAACATTGCCCTAAGTGTTTCTACGTGCGATAATTTTGGGCGCATCAATATTGATTCCTGATAACCTTTCGGGTCACGCATTACTACGGCAGCTATCCTAGTCCTTCCTTGTGCGTCAACGTATGTTCTTAAAATGGGCAAAACAGAGTCGTCAAGGTCAAACGTACCCTCAGCCGCCTTATAGGTAGAGGTAATGGAATCAGAAACTATCATCTGCTTACCGCTAACCAAAAAATCAACCGCTGGCAGAGACGTTTTTTTGCCTGCAGAGTCAAACACATCCACGTGAGAAATAGATGGATACTCCACTTCAGTTAGTGGTTCTAGCAAGCTGCTTCTTGTCGCAATTTTATATCTAAGGGCGTCTGGTATTCTTGTTGCAATTATCCCTTCTTTTGTCATAAAAGCTTCACTGATATGATAATTTGAAATCATGTTGACTAACGCTGGTATTCTTCTTGGATCAACTCCACTTCTTAAAGCTTGCGATATTTCAATTACCTGTTTTCTTCTTATCAACTCAAGAGCCCTTGTGGTTGGATCCATGCCGTCAAGTACCATAGTAGCTTCACGCCTTATTCTGCCTAAAACTTCTTCTGGTATTTCTCCAGTCTCCATAAATTTTTGTGCTGCGCGTACCTCTGAATCTATCATTGCTTGAATTCTTTTTTGAGCAGTAGCACTCATTAGAAATTCTGGATCATTTAGTAATAGCATGTCTTCTACATATACTTGACTGCCTTTTTTAATAGCTATGTTTCCTGCCATACCATGAGTTGATGTAACTGTTTCTCTTTTTAAGGCAGACTTATCTGCTACAGTTATTTTTCCAGAAAAAAATTCCTGTAGTTCTAGCATTCGTCTAAGATAATCATACGATCTTTTTTGTTCGTCAGTAAGAGAATCGTATCCATCTATATCAAGTTCTTGTAGCATTTCAATAATTCCCGAAAGATCTCCTCGTTTCATTCCTAAGATATCTTCACTACTTTTAACTGCCGCCTCACCTTTTAGACCTCCAACTCCTGGAATTGAAACTCTAAAAGGATTTCTGTCTCCAGATTTAATAGAAGTTTGCAATGCTTCAAGTTCGTTTTCAAGTTCTCTGATATTTGACAGATCTTCAGGCGTGACTATTCCACTTGATTTAATATCTTGAATTTGCTTTTGTTTAACAAGTATAATTCTTCTCATCGTTTCTGCAATCTGTATGTAGTGGCCATCCACCGAAGACACCGCCGCTGCCTCTAATTTTTCGTCTACAATTTTTCTTAACTCTGGAGAAAGATACCTTCCCTGAATAATTTCAAGTAGACTACCAGATCTTCCTCTTTGTTTTTCTTCAAAGGCGGTGTTGATAACGGCTCTTAGTTCGGAAGATAAACCTACAAAAGCGTCTGGAACATGAGTCGATGTTACTCCACTGATACTGGTTGTCACCCTCAATTGTAACTGCTCTTCAAGTAGCTGAAATGCAACTTCTGCAGCGGATTCAGCTTTCCTTGGAACAAAAATGTTTTCAGATAAATGTGATACTGGCATTCCAGTAGTTATAAAGCCAATATCAGCCTGTTCAGCCGCCTTCAAAGCTGGGGCAATAACAACCTTTTCTGGATCAGGGAGAGAATCATACCCGCCAGCTATTGTTTGCAACATGGCTTCTACGCGGTCATACATAAAATATGGATTGCTGTCAATATTACCCGCATCAATTAGTTCTTGAATCATTTGATTTCCAACAGAAACATCTCTAGAAGAAAACATCGACTGATATCTTTTGGACATTTTACCAACGATTTTTCCTATTCCTTTTAGAGCATCAGTTTCTTCATCTTTGCTAGTTGCCGAAGAAAGCGCTTGTCCTAAAAAAGAAAAAAACTCATCTACTGTATCAGACTTGAATATTTTTGTACCAGACAACTGCTTTAATATTTCTTGCTGCGCACGAGAAAGAGTTAGCGTCGCTCCAGAACTTGTAACTGCCTGACTAAGACTAAACAGTTGGAGTCCACCATCAGTAAGAACAACCTCTCCTGGCATATGTTCAGAGATAGTCCTTTGAATATTTTCTACTGCCGATACTTTATTCTTCGTATCAAATAAAACCATTCTTCCAGAAACAGAACCACCAGAAAGATCCTCTAGTCCATGTAAAGCCAAAGTTGCTCTGTTAGCTGGATCAGATAAATAAGTATTAAGTTTAACTACTCTGTCTGCATTGATGCTGGATCCAGTTATTCTTCCTGTGGTTATGTTTCCTGATTTATCAATCTCTCGAAAATCTGCTATTCTCAAAATATCTGCATATGCTAATGCTCTGTCAAATGCTCCTGGTCCCTCAAAAGTTTGTCCAGTAACAATATTAATAAATTTTATTTTTCCATCAATTTCTTCTACTTTTGTTATTGAATACGATGGAAATCTAGACAAAATTGCTCTCGTTGATTTAAGCTTGCTGCTTTCTGGCATGCTACATTACCCCTGATGATATATTTATTGATGAACTTCCAGTTCCATTAGCCACTGGATATACGCTTCCAGATATTCCATTTCTAGACATAATCATCCTTAGTCTGGCGGCAACCATTCTAGGATCTTCAGTCCTTGAAAGCCCTGGATAGCTTGGATTGGTTAAATTTGCTTCCCTTATCTGCTGTGGATAGTAACCCATTTGAGACAGATTTATTCCCATTGATTGACCTATTTTAACTTTAACATGCTCCATATTTGTGTTTGGATGCCAACCTTCCCATCCCATGTCTGGAAGCTCATGTCTTGAAAAATATTCAATTAAATCTGGTTTTTTTTCTACTTGCATACCCCAAGCTGCTTCATATATTCTTCTTTCTAATCTCGGAGCTGTAGATAGAATTCTTTTTCTTTCTTCTGGATCTTGCTCTTCTATCATAGCCCTAAAGTGTTCTCTTTTTCTTTTTGGAATAGATAATGAAAGTGTGTCAACAGAACCCCCATATATATCTGCTCCATACATAGTTCTCTTTGCGGCTTGAGAAAATTGCGCAGCTGCTTGCATGTCTCCAGACTCCGCTGCTTGTGTGGACAAAAATCTATTTTTTACATATGACAATATGTCAACGTATTCCTCTAGTGCTAACTGTTTTTTCCTTTCTTTTGGAATAAATCTTTCTCCAGTAATGAGCTCTTTAGTATTTTGTATTGTTGAGTATGCAATTCCAGTAGACAATCCTATTGTTGCCCCCAATGCTTTAGTTGGCGCAGTCTTTCCAAACATAGATCCAACTGCAGCCATAATTAACCCAGATGCAACTGGATTCCTTTGAGTTGATTTGTCGTATATTGGTTTTATGAAACTTTCTATTGGTCTTTGCCATTCTGGAAATGTTGATCCATAAACATTTCTTCTTTCCCAGTCTTCTTGCGCTGTTCTATTTGGAAAAAATTTTGTATTTATAAATGTATCTCTATGGGCTAAATATTCGCCCATTCTTAAAACTGATGCTATTGGCTCACTTGTGCCAAGTTCTTCTGCTGTTTTACCTTTATATTTATAGGGCCTAAAAGTATTTCTCTTTGTTGTTTCAGAGACTTGTGCTCTTATTCTTTCAACTTCTACTCTTTGAGAAGGATCAAGACCACCCATGTTTAGCGTTCTGTCTAGTGACCTAAACTCCCTAGAATACGGTGCCACGTCTGCAAGAATGTCCAACTGCGTAACGGGGTCAGTGTAGTCTCTTTTTGTTGGGTTTAACCTTTCAAAGGTAACACCTGGCAATCTTAATTCGCCTTCTTGAACTTTAGTAAATGGATCGCCAGTTTTAAAATTTATAAAATAGTCAGACCCTGGCAAAAATGGATACTTAATGCCCATTGTATTAGCAATTGGATTAAGGTAATTTATGTTTGTTCTTTCTTTAGGAATGAATCTTCTTGTTATTTCAGATAATTCCATTCCTGATTCTGATGGAGCGTCACCTAAACCACCAAGATTAAGATCCCAAAAAGATCTTCCAATTCCATAAGCCTTAGAAGCTGATTGAAGGACTGGTGCAGTTGGCTCAAAATCCGAACTGCCAAATCCAAAAGATTGTCTAAGATTTGCAAATCCAAAACCATACAAGCCAGCCATTTCTTGAGTTCTGTATCCAAGCTCAGATGTCTGAAATCTGAGACTTCCTTGCGATATTGGAGGCGCTGCAGAAACGATATTTGGTGGGATATATCCTGGAACGGGAGGAGGTCCATATAGCATTTGGGCACCAACCATTTGCTGCTGACCCCCTTGAAAACCTGCACGACTTGCATTAACATAGTTGGCGTTTGTTGATCCAATTGTATTAAACGAAATATTCCTAGCTGTGTTTAATGGTTGAACATTTAATGATATTTGATTGTTATAGTTTCCTATCTGAAGACCCACAACGTTTGAGGATCCAAAATATTGTGGATCAGACGCACCAGAAACTGACGCACCCATAACTGGAGCAACTCTACCAGAAGACACTAAACCAGATGGATTATATGCTCCAGCATTACCGGCTGGAATATATTGGGAAAGCGATTGTTTGACCTCTTGATCGTGCATCTTAACCTGTGGTTTTAGCACTTTTCCAACAGTCATGTTGAGCAATGGTGTTATTGGACCAAATGATCCACTAAAATATTCTCCAGTTACTGGGTATGGTCTATCATAATAATGTTCTCTTTCAAATCTATACGGATCAAACGGACGAAGTGGCGAAAAATCATATCCATACGCAAATCTTTCAAGCGGAGAACCAAAAGCATCAGACGTGTAAGTTGATCCTGATGCTAGCCTTCTGTAATAAGAAGGCCTGTAGTACATTGTTTTTCCGCCCTCAAATGGAGTAACTCCAAGCGGCCAGTATCTACCCTGTTTAACGGGAACTTCACCTCGTAATAATTGTTCTCTTTTTTCTGTGTAACTCATTCCACCTGGAGTTATTCCAGAAAAAGCAGATTGAGCTTCTACTGCTCCTCTAGCAATTTTTGTAGTAAAAAATGGAGAGTAAACCCTTTCTCCCCTTTGATCCTTTTCGTTTACCATTCCACCAATGGTTCTATCAACGGTCATTAATGTGGCTGCCCCTGCAGCTAATGGAAGAACTCTTTTAAGTCCATATCCGCCAAAGAAAGCTCCGATAGGTCCGCCATACTCCTCATGCTGCAAACCCAGCCCTACTGTTTCAAAGTACCTATTTAATCTTTCCGACAAGTGAATAGATGGAATTGATGCTGAACTATATGAATCCGTGTCTCTATACGAGGAAAAACCTAAAACACTTTTTGTAACTCTTCCAGCTGTTGTTTGCCCGCTTCCGATTCTATCCAGCACAGTGCCAAACGTGGGAACAAAAGTGGTTCCAATATTTCCAAGCGGATTGACTGCATTTGGACCCAGTTCATACGGTGCAAATCCTAAATTTCTTTTTATTGTTGGTCTTATTAGATTTGCAATTCTTCCAGCGCCATGCGCATCTATATTTGAAATTGATTGTGTTGAAAATGGAGATAAAAAACTCTTAAGTGTATTTGCAAAAATTGGATTTGATTCTTTTTCTCCTATCAAAAACCCCAAAGACTTGCTTGCTATTCTTCCTCTTTGAAGAGAAGAAGAATAATTGTTGTATGCACTTAATTCAAGTATTGTCCCCAGAGCTGCAGCTCTTGCTTCAGTTAATTGTGCGGCAGATATTTGACCAGATTCTCGAAGATTTTTTAATACCTCTTCTATTTTGTTTGCTATTTCTACTGGGTTTCCACCAAAATCATCCCCATATGCTGCCATTTCCACATTAAATTTGTGGATCATATTTCTCAAAAAGTCTTGCCTGGTTGTAATTGTGGTATTTTTTGTTGTTGTTATGTAGGTAGAAGTTGCTGCAGATTCTTCTATCATTCTGTCTAAAGCTCTAGCTGCCCTGCTCAAGCCAGTTATATCTATGTCACGAGCCCTCAATGTAGACTTGGATGTTTCAAATTGTGCTAAAACTCTTCTTCCAACATCTATAAGATCATTACCAGAAGAACCAGAAACCCTAAGATCGTCGGCAATGCCTAGCGCTTCCTCAATTCCAGCCATTGATCTTATATCCGTTGCTTTGCCCTGAGATGATATTCTCAGATTTTCAAATGCTTCAGCGGTTTCATCTGGACCAAATACTACGGCTCCAGTTTCATCAACTACTTGCGGCAGTCCTTCATCATTTCTATCAAGAATAATGGCTTTACCGGCCCTTAGCCTTATCTCTCCATTATCAATAAGACGTGCAAGAGTTGATTCGTTTCTTATGTCAGTTTTTCTACCTAAAAATCTTCCTATTCTTCTTGTAATAGAATTTGGTTGCTCTTCATCTATATCAAAAGCTGATCTTACTTTTTCACCCCTTGAAATTTCTTCACCAGTTGCTTCAGCAATAAGTTCAGAATCTCTATATGATCGACGACCTGTTGCTAATCTTGTTGCTCTTGCATAAATATCTGTATCTATAGAAGAAATGGGTTTGAACAATCCAGGAATTTGTTTTATTGCATCTTCTTCAAAGCCTTCTCGTACAGAAAATAACTTACCTACAGAACCAAACATTCCTCCTTTTTGCTTAACCCATGCAAAAACCTGTGCGTTCTCGCCATCACCAGCTAAAAAATCTTGCCTAGATACACCTGGCAAAAATTGTATTTCTTGAAACGGATCAGTTCTTCTTGGCCCACCAAGACCAATCATTTGTAGTGGATTGAATTTTACAAAAGGAACACCAAAATCTTGAGATATTTTTTTAAGCGTTCTTTGTGAAGCTACAGTTATTGGTGTAGTATCTATTATATTTCCACTAGCGCTCTCATAAACACCTCTGACCGTAGAAAAACCAATTGCTCTTGAAACAGGGTCTTGCATTGCTATTTCTCCAAACAGACTCCTTGCTTCTACTGATTCTGATGGTGAGAGACTAGAAAATACACCTCTGTCAAAGGCCTGGTCTACGGTTACCTGTTTTAATCCAAATAAATTAAACCCACCAACATCCGATGGTCTTGTCATCATCTTTTGATCTATCAGGAAACTTCTTAACTGTTCCACATTAGAAGAATCTATTCCCCTTTTAGCGAGTTCGCTAGAAACTGTTACACTATCTACCAAACTTCCAACGCCACCAATAAAATCACTGCCTAAACTATTAATTAATTTAATGCCAAGTCTTTGAGCTACACTTCTAGCAAGATAATCAATTTTTGTTGGATTAGTGCTTTCAGCAAAATCAGAATATAAAGCTTTTTGTGGTTTAACCAGGGCAGACGCAGCTGGTACTATTATGTTTCTTCTGACGTTTTCGTAGGCGAGGGATGCTCTTTGAACTAAAGTTCTTCTAAAAACTTCATCTTGAAAAACTGCATCAACTGTAGCAAAAGCCTGCTTAACCTGATTCGCATCAAGGGCTCTGCCCCTGTTTTTTAATTCCTTATTTGCTCTATTAACTAATATTCTAAAAAAGTCTTCATCGTTATCAGAAGTAGAATTTATTCTGGATATTCCAAAAGTAACTCTTTGTGATATGTTTTTTGATGTATTTAAACCAGATATTTTTAGCCCAGAAACCATGTTCTTGGCAGATGCTGGGTCTGCTCCAAGCTCAACAAGTTTTTCTTGAACCATGCTTGCGTATTCATTTGACTCAAATGCAAAACTAAAACTACCCCTTGAATCAGGTTCGTTTGCGCCTTCAAGATTTGGAATATCTTTTGATCTTAGTGCTCCTTGCACAAATTGAGCTATTCTACTTCTATGTTGTTTTCTAATATCAGAAATCGTTGAATTTAAAACTCTTGCTGCTTCTACTGGATCTGACGAACCTGCCCTTAGGGCATCATCGTAAGTCATCGTTCCATGCACTACATCATATGCTCTTTTGGCTGAGAAAAAGTTCTTAGTAAACGCTCTTCCACCTACAACAAGCCCCCTTATTGAGGGAATGCCATCAAGTGCTCCAAGTGTTTCCGTATCGGAATTGCCAAAAATGTAAGCGCTTGCTACTTTTGCGCTTCTTTTAAGCCTTGTTTCTCCTGCTGCCACTGATGCTGTACGTGCCGCTGAAGCACCCACTCTTGCTTGGCGAAGAGCATGTACTAATCCACCACCAGCTCTCATCTCTTTTTCTTGCACTGCCGTGCTAAATGCGTAACCAGCCGAAGAAGATATTCTTGATGCTTGGGCTAAAAGATATTCAGAATCTTGACCAAATGATCTCAATACTGTTTTTATATCTGCAAAAGATTGACCAGCTCTCCTTTGTTTAGGCGTTAAAGGAAAATCATAGTCTAAATATTGATAGTCAACAAGAGACTTAATTCTTTGTGCTGCTGCTCCAGCCAAACCCTGTGGCAACATCATTGTTGTAATGTTGATGGTTGATCTCTTTACAAAATCCGTTATAACATCTACCGGATTATACCACTTGACTTTATCTTTTTCATCTGGCTGTCCCAATAGCGGATCAGTAAACGCCTTTTGCACGAAGTATGCCGTAGGCAATGTTAAGGGTAAAGTCCTAGCGGTTCTTGCTAACCTTTGTTGTATCTCATCCCTGTAATCCCATACAGCAACTGGTTCCCTTCCGGCATTTAGGGATCTATATTCAGATGATGACATCCATCTTGCACCATCTGAAACATAAGTATCGCCAGTAAGCTTTGTTAGCGTTGGTTTTATTATTTTTCCGTCAGCGGATCTATTAATCAGCCTTTCATATGGATCAATTCCATCGGCAACGAATCTATTAAGCCCTTCTAATTCATCTAGTGTTTTCTTTATTTGAGAAGCTGTTTCTACAAACTTTCTACCAAGTCTTGACCCAGAATCGGCGGATCTTTGAATTGTATCAAGTAACTTTATTCCTCCCTTGCTAAACATTTTGCTTGCAGCGTAAGTACCAACAAGACTGATTGTAGTAGAGGCAACGAATTTAAGAATTGGCTTGTCGTCCAAAGCCTTTGATAACAGACCAGAATTTGGATTTGGCTTTGTTTCCTCTTTGTTTGCGTTAGGGATATCTCTGGAAGTTATTCCATAGCCAACGTTTACGAGAGAAGATCTGTCTCTAAACATTTATTCCCCTTTTACTATTTCATTCCCCACAATTTTTGTGCAATGGGATCTTCATATTTGGCTTCGCCATCTTTTCTTGATTTATTATATTTTTGTATTTTTTCTTGTTCTATTTTTTCTTCTTCTTGCGGATCAATTAACTTTAGAGAAACATTGGTTGACTCTATCGCAAGGACTGCTTGTTGAATTTCAATTATTTTTTCTGATAAAGCTACTTTTTCTGCCAATTTTGGATAAGTTAAATTATCCAAATCTTCTGGAGTATATGATGTTATAGTAGCCAAAACAAAAGCTTTCATTAAGCTTCTAACCTGAGACGCTTCAGCCCTCTTCTGCTCAAGAACAGCTTTTGCTTTAGCTGGATCTGCAAAACCAGATTCAGACAATATTTCTTCAGATAAAGCTGAAACCATTCCAGCTGGATATTTATCCAGGTTTATATTTTCTGGATAAATAACAGTAGATTTTATTATTAATTCTTCAATATCCTCATTTGATTGACCAGAATTTTGATGCTCACTGATTTTATCAAACTCTGCAAAAGTTAGTTCTCTGAATATAATTAATTGATTTTTTAAATAAGTCTCAAAAACAGTGCCAAATTTCTGCTTAAGTTTGTACAACTGCTCAGGAGTCAACATAACAGTTTTATTAGAGCTGACGAACCTCTAATGCCTGGAATCCCGATGCCTCAAGAACTTCTTGGGCTATTAGAGAAGGTAGTCCAGCCATCTCTGAAACAAGAGATTGTTTATCAAATGCTGGATATAGAATGCAGATCTCGGCAATTGCTTCTTCGTTCCAAAGAGAAGCTTCAGATTCTGTAAGTTGACCAGCTTGAACAAGTTGTCCCATTTTTTTCATTAGGTTTTTATATTCCAATCTATTAAGAGTTCTCCATGCAATGTGTTTTTCGTAGGTAATTGATGTAACATATACATCACCATATTCTTTTTTCCACAACTTAATTTGTCCTGCATTGGGACCACCTGGCCAAATTAGTTCCTCATCTGGAAGATCCTCTACTGAAGTGGGGGCATTTGCGGGGTCGTCCATTACATCTGCTGCGTCTTGCAGCGGTGGTTGCATTTCATCTGGCGTAATGTCTATTACCTCTATTGCTTCTAATTGTTCTGCTAATTCTTGATTATTTTTAACAGTAACTTTTCTATTTGTCTCAGACATAATTTCTCCTATTTTAATTTAAAAAATTTCAATACATTATATCATAATTTATCTTGGATTTGTATCGTACAATTTAGATAAATCTTTTCTTGTTGTTAACTCTTCTTCTGTAGGTGGACCCTTAACGGTTGTTGATGAAGTTTGCGCAGAGCCTTTTTGATTATTTTGTGCGATCGTGGCATTTGGTGGATCCTTAAGAGTTCCGTCGGAAATATACATGTCTCTTGCTAAAAATTGATATGCCTCCATTAGTGGTGCTCCACCAGGTTGATATGACGTGCCCATTGACATCAAGTGTATATTTTGAAGAACTATATCCATGGGCCTAGAAATGCTTTTTTGAACTAACCTGTCATTAAAATCAAGAGACATTAATCTGTCTACAGTTTCAAGCTCTGCCTCTTGTTGAGTAACATCCCTCTTGGCTATTGTTGTCATTGATCCTTCTTGACCACCGTGTTTTATAATAAAGTTAAAAGGAGGATGAGAACTGAATATATTTCTTGAATCCGCACCTGGCCTATCGTAGGATAGTCTATCTAGACTAGACACTCTTTTAAGATCGTTTTCGCCCCAATATTTTTGGATATTTTTTTCGTCATCAATATTTTCCATATTACTTCTTAGGTAAGATTGTATCTGTGATTTAGGATCATTTGAATAAAACTTTGCCCTAGTTGCCGCAGCATCAGAAAGAAGGTCTCTCATTCTTCCAGGATATCTTGTATATAAAACAAATTCTCCGTTGAATCATTCTTGTTCCAGTCATGACTGCATCAAAATTATATGACCAGAATCCGTAGAGCGGAGATTTTTCCTGTCTAATGCTAAAAGAAAAAGATGCTATATCAAGTTCGTATCCTGCATCAAATAGACCATCAATATATATTTTTACATCTTCTCCACTAAAGTAGTAATCATAATACATATTGAACTTGTTTGAATCCTCAGACTTGCCACCCCATTGAAGATCAATGTCTTCATCTAGGGGAGTAAAGCTTTTCAGAGTATCTGGATCAGCAGCAAGGTCTGGTGGCAAATAGGCGCTAAATGGCCTATATGGTTTCCTGCCTACGATATTATTGTAGTTTACTGAATTTGCCACTTTACGGCTGCCTTATTCTATCAATGAAAGTTGTATATTCTTTCATTTTATCGGTTCCATAGTAATTTTTTTGTTTTTCTTTATAAATTAAAGATTCTTCTGAGCTCAACAATAATGGATCGTTTTCCATTGAAACCATTGGTTGAATTCCTCTGGCCATAAACATGTATGTTTGCTCTGTTATCAAGTCGTCAACCGACATAGTTTGACCTTCATCTATTATGGTTACACCGTATATCTTCATTTTTGCACCGAGTCCGTATTCATTAAAAAAAGTTAAGACAATATCAAATGGTGGAAGCATATCTGCAAGCGGAGCAAAAAAGACTCCAGTTTCTGCCATTATTTGTCTGAATTCTTTTATTCTATAAAATGCGTATTCGTTGAATACCGTAAAAATCAACGATCCTCCGATGGTTCTTCCACCTTTAACAAATCCCCTTGGATTTACATGACCTATTGTTCTTACTGGAGAATTTTCTCTGTGTATAGAATATGAAATTGTTTGTATTTCTGCCAACTCAAGAACGTCAACTGAATTGGTCGTATTAATAGTTCCATTTGCTCTATCAATGTTTGGAACAACTATTGTTGCTGTTATGTCCGTTCCCGCAAAAGACATGTTAGAAAACGGATCAGGCATGTTTCTTTCAATTCTTGCCTTTGACATCGCATCTTTGTCATATGGGGTATTGAATCCTCGACCAAAATTAACTACTGGATAGGGATCAATTCTTTTCATTTTTAACCTCTGGCTAAATACGCAAGGCGGGGAAGGAGACCTTCATCAACTTCCCCGCCTACGAATTTTAATTAGTAATATTAATACTATGGTCTGATAATCTTAGGATTCAATCCTGCTTCAGCCACGGCGTCTCTGTTGATAATGTCCTTCAGATCGCCTGTATTAAATTTACCGTTTGCAAGTTGATCCGTTGTAATTCTGTACATTGGACCAATTTCTCTTGCTACGTAGGTCATTGTTTCCTCAATGACAATGTCATCCATTGAAGCGCCAGAGCCCTCATTCAAGAGTTCTACGCCGTAGATTGAGCGAACTGCACCTTGACCGTATTCGTTGGCAAAGGTTATCGTAATGTCAAATGGGGGAATTTGGTCTGCGTAGAATGGAACCTGTGACACAATATCCGAGTCCTGTGAAGAGAACTCTGCGATACCGCGCTTATGTCCTACGTCGCCAGGAAGAGTATTGTGTCTTCTGGTGTAGAACATTTGAGCGTTGTCTTTTTGGTGATTTGCTTCTAGCATCTGATAAAGAGCTGGACGATCAAACACTGTAAAAATCAACGATCCTGCTATTCCACGCTTTCCTCTTGAGAAAGATCTTGGGTTTGGTGAACCCATTGTATAAATAGGAGCCTTTTCTCTGGTTACCGAGAAAGTGATTCCTGATAGTGCGCCGATTTCAACGCCACCAAAAGTGGCAACTATATCTGCGCCTGAAAATGTGGTGTAAGTATTGAGATACTTATTAACCGCACTGTCGTAGTAGTCTGCACCTGCCATTGTATACCCTCCAATTCGGTATATTAGTTAATGTTTTTATTATATTGTTACAGCCACTTGAACCTCAATGTTCTTGAGTTCAAATGCTGGTGTCAGCACGAGATCAACAAACGCCTTGTTTTCAGCTGGGAAGTAACTTACTGTGAAGTCACTATCCAGCAAGGCACCTACTTGTTGCATGCCGCGTAGTGCAGAAGTAATTGCAGTTTCCATTGAGTTGCGTGTTTGCAACGTCGATGCTTCGCCAACAAACTTCTGGCACACTTGTCTCACGAGAAGCGCAGCTTCCGTGACAATTCTCATTGTAGAAACTCTTGTGTAATCCGATGATGATCCAGCCATTGTCAAACCTTCAACAAAAACTGGAATCTTATTGAAGTTAAGAGCAATAAAGTTTACGCCAAGATCAGCAAGTTTTTCTTGCTGTGTTCTAGTAGGATTGTATCTTAGTTGGGCAACGTTATAAGCGGTCTTGTTTACTGGTGATGTAAACGATGACATTCTACTTATTGCGGCAGCAAAAGCTGATGCTCCGTTTGCGTAACCCCAGGAAGTATCATAATTCACTGGCTTAGCTTCGGCTGCGATTACAACAAGATGTCTACCAATTTCTGTCATTGAACCAGAATCTCTGGAGATCAAATTTGCTGGACCTGCGTTGGAGTTGTAAATGTGTGATGATACTTGAGCCGGAGTCATAAACTCACTTGTTCCAACATACGGTTTTATTCCCATAACCGCAAAGCAGGAGCGTGAGTTTTGAGAAATTTCGTTAACCTTAGTTGCGACCTTAAGAGCCCAACTACCAGTACCAGTGCCGTTGTTTGCATAAAAACCAAATTCTGGGTCATCTGAAGGAGTTGCTGGATTTTCCCACTCATCTGGGTGTGAGCCACGACCCCAAGGGACAATAATATCTGGCTGTGCTGCTTCTGCTGCCTCAAACGCTGCATCAAAAACATTTCCGCCACCAGAAGCAGCGTATGTTGCGCTTGTTATTGATCCAGTAGTGTGATTAAAAGATGAATCTGCTGGCAGTGGAACAATGTGAATTCTTTCTGCTCCACCAGCAATCAACTCAAAATAACCTCTGTGAGCATCTGAATCTTCTCCAAATGCTGTAATAACGTCCTGTTCTGATGTTGCTTGAACAACGTCAAGATCTTTTACGTTACCCGTACCATCATCAGTGCTTCTTTTGGTAATGAGAACAACTCTTGGGCCAACTGGGATATCTTGACGAGAGATGCTATAGAATCTGTCTTTAATAACTGTTTTTACACCTGGTAGAGCCATTAGCTTTTAAACCTCCGCTTGCAGCGACAATATCTTTTTACTTCGTATTTATAGTAATGACCATAGCTTAAAAACAAACTACAATATAAAAATTATGAATCTGGAGTTGCACTTTGATGCAGGTCTATTATGTTTAATTCTGTGTTCTCATATGAGGGGGTGGCGCTATTGTCAAAATCATAAAAACTATCCCATAGTTCTTTTTCATAAGCCATATACCTTCTTACATCTATTACTATTTTTTCTATTTTTTCTATTTCCATACCGATAAGCTTTTCGGTCGTCAACATATAGGTTACTGTTCTTTTACAAATATCTGTTGATTCCCTGTTTTCCTCAGAATCAGATAGTCTTCTAGCGTATACAAACTCAGAGGCTCCTAATCTTTTAAAAACAGGAGTATGTTCCAGCATAAAGTCTTCAAAAGTCTCCATTATTTTGTCTGCCGCCTCTGGACCTGAATATCTCGCAAGCGCTCCTTTTAATTTACCAGATTCAGATTTTGTAATAATTGAAAAAGATATTATATTTTGAAATCTTTGACCATATATTGCAAAGTTTTCACTTGGAGATATCCTTGTTTTTGGCTTTGGCTCAACAGAATGAGCCCTTTTAAGTTCCAAACCATATACTATAACTGGATATTCTGCATAGTCTCCTGATTGAGTTGGTTTAATTTTAATCATTGGATAGGCGTTTTCCCACAGTGATTTTACAACAGTTATAAACTCAATATAGGTCAAATTGCCATGAGCCTGAAGTGGGGGTCCACCAAGCCTATTATGGTTTATTTCATTGATATTTGGAACTGGAAATCTTATTGGATTTTGTGGCATTATACACCTCTTCCTGTGGCAATATTAAAGGAAATTTCCCTCAAAGTTCTTGAAGATTGAACTGTTATATTAAAATACATTTTTCCTTTAATTTGCTTATCACCATACATTTCTAATTTATAGTTCCTAACTATATCTAATTGTTTTAGATATTTAAGAAGAGATTCTACTGTTGAATTAGCTTTACTGTAATTAAATTTTCCTATTGCATTATTTCCGATTGATTGCACTTCTGATATTAGCATTGCTGCAAGTCTAACATTAGAAGAATCTTTAAAGTTTTCACTAATAGACTTAGTTATATCTCCGCTCAAATATACGTCATATTGACCTATAAATCTTCTTGACCTGCCTCCTCTTGTTATGCAATTTACTCCTTTTTCAAACAAGGCTTTGACTTCGTTGATTTTTGGATCATTCCCATAAATTGAAAGAGCTGACGGTATTCTTTGTTTGCTTAATCCTATATTTACTTGAGTAGAACTTAACATGCCAGCAACTGCAGCTGCAACAGAAGCAGTATACGATCTTTGCATTTGCTTATGATTAAACACAGCTTCCCCATAAACAAGGATTATATGTTTTCCATAGTCTTCTGTAATAAAACCATCAGAATCAACACTACTAGGTATTTCAAAATTTTTGGACAAAAGAACGGGAATGTCAGAATAAGACATCCCTTGATTTCTTGACCCAAGTATTCCCATGGTTATTTCGCCGGTATTTTCCTGTATTCTATTGCAAACTAGCGATAATTGTTTTGCGTAATTAACATCCCCTGTATTAATCATAGATGCTTCAAGTGGAACTATTATATCTATAAATTCATATTGCTCTATAAGATTATAACATTCTGCTAATCTATTATAGTGTGATTCGTAAAAGCTAAATGTATCATTAAAAGTGTCTTTGAATATTTTTACATTTCTTTCTGCGACATTATCAACATATTCGCTCATATACCCACATGACATAATGTATATATCCCTTGCACCACAGCTGTAGGCGTCAAATACCCCTCTTAAAAGAGGTGAATTATAATCTGCCCTTAATGTATCTATAGCTTCTTGAATTGATCTTATTTTTTGTATTCCGTATGGCTCAACTGCATCTGTATGTCCTATTAGTAAAACATTATTTGTTTCAAATTGTCCTATTTCTCTATATTTTGACTTTTCATTTAATAAAACTGATTTTTCAACCATAGAATAATTGGAATAGTTTGGAGTTGAACTCCAATCATCTGGACTTGAAGCGCTTTTTTTTATTGTTACAGGTATCTCTTTTATGTCCAAAACACCGTCTACTGATGCTGTTATGGCAACTGTATATTGTCCAGGAAATATGTTTGCTGGAATTTTGGCGAGGAGCAAATAAGAACCTTCAGATACTCTTGTTATGGAACTTCCATCGCTAAATGTTTGCTTGTACTGTGGAGTGGAAGCTAGCGCTGCATCTATGAAAAATATTTGTGGACCGAATATATTTGCTCCACCTGAGTTAAAACCTCTTCTTAAAAAAACGGAAATATTAGTTGATGGATCAACATAGTCATAGCCCGATCTATAAACAAAAGGTATTGTGAGCTCTTGAGATGGATTTGCTACTAACATGATTAATTTGCTGGTTCTTCTTTTGTTGCACCGACTGTCCAAAAATCTATTTTTCCATATCTACCCCTTACTGGATAGCATTCTTCTATAAGATATAGGGAGTAGTCTTCCAATAAGGATTCTGATTCTTCATATATTCTGTCTCCTGGTTTTGGGTTGACCACTGATTCAAAATAATAAATTCTATCTGAATTTACTAGTAACCCTTCCGTTCTTTCTTCTTTGGTTGAAGCCAAATACCTTGATGCGGCTGTCACATGTCTTGTGGTTATTTTTTCAAATCTATCAGAATACATCCCATCATCAGAAAGTCGTCTCTGAAGTAGAATGTCATGTCCCCATTCTTTTAGAATTTTTTTAAATATTGAATTAGAATTAATCATACTGCCTTAAATCTCTATCAAAACTTGGCTCGTCTTTTACGGTGACTGCTCTACCTGGACCATATAATTCTATATCAGAAAGATAAACATATTTGCCTGTAGATGGATCAATTCTTTTCCCTGAAGTTTTTGTTTTTGCTGAAGGAAATCCTTTTGGCATTACGCCCTTCATAGAAACCTTTTTGGCTAAAACCTCTCTCCTAAGAGCAGCGGCTATCTGGCACCAAGTTGTTGCATTTGACCTGGTTGCCACCTCTCTAGGTGCTGATCTATTGGTTATTTCTAAGTCAGCCAATTTTAAAGACAACTCATCGTCGCCACCAAGGCCATATGTTCTACTAAGTTCACATGCAGTAGCAGCTTTTATGTATTCTAGTATTGTAAATGGCAGTGTTGATCCGTCTATATCATCATTGAGTTTATAAATTTCTTTTATCTCTACAGAATAATGATAGATCATTTCCCCAATCTCAATTAAAGATGCGTCTGGAAAAATTGGTAGCAGTTCTTCTGGATCAAGATAAAGTGGCGTTAAATCTGGGGCAAACATAATTGTTTCGTCTAACCTTAGGGTAACAGTCGGCTTATATTCAGCCGTACTTGTACTAGCGTATATGTTAGTTCTTGAAATAATTGTTTTATATGGTGTTGTTGCAGTAACCCCAGTAAATGTTACGGCATAGGCTCCAGGCTGTGTTGGGGTAAAGTTATAAAAATACTCAGAAGTTGAACCATTATGGGGAGTAGCTAATGTGTTGACTATTTCTTGTTCTTTTGAATTAACAATTCTAACACTAACAGTGGTCATGGTGGCATCAACCTGATTCCCGTTGGAATTTTGGTCAAGAAACTTTACTTTTAATTTTACAGTGTCATTTACAAGCACATTGCTAGTAGACATAAGTCTCCAATTTTAAATCAAAATATAATAATATAGTAAAAGTATTATCAACCTACTGCTATTTCATTTGCTCCAGTTATATATATAACCTCTGCAGTTAATAATGCCGTGTAGTCTTCATTTTCTGGAACAACTGTAATTATTGCGTTGTTTTGAACTTCTAAACTAACCAACGTAATAGTAGTTAAATTAGAGTAATCTTCATTTATAGCATAAAAAACCGATACGTTGGATACGGTAATTGGATTTGAATTTCCAGGCACGTATATGTATAAGGTTCCAATATAGGAATATCTACTTTGATTGTAGTTTATTGGACTTCCGTAAAACATGGCGGCTCCTAATTATAACTACCATAATAGTAATATTATATTTTTAATATATTCCTAGTGTTTTTGAAAGAAAAGTGAGTCTTTTTTAAGGTTTTTCATCCATATTCTACCATCATTTGGATGAGAGTTTTCTGGACTTCCATATAGAAAAGAGCTTAAATATGCCACTCTTATTCCATCTACTACTGGTAAGACTTCGTGTGTTCCCACATAGTTGGCTGGGTAAATTGCCGCTGTTCCCATTTTTGGTTTATGCTCGTATTTTGCGTGTTTAAATTTTATTTGTCCACCCGTAAAATTGTAACCATTTAACTGTGACGCTGAATCAACGCAGTCGTTTAAGTATATATTAACACTTACTTTGGCATGTTTTGGATATTCATTTGCAATGCCAAGACTTTCTTGATACGGTACTTGGTCGTCGCAATGAGGGCCAATTCCCTGTCCTTTTGAATAGGTTGCAAAATGTCCTGCACTTCTCCACCAGCAAACAGTCGCAGCTTCTGGATATATCTTACAATACTCTACTAAAACTTTATAAACGCAAGATTCCATTTCTTCTACAAGCTTTATTTGTTCAGCGGTTGGCTTTTCATCATGTCCATTGCACAATGGATTGATAAATCTTTCTGGAGCCAAAGAAACCTCATTTATATCAAATTTAAAACCAGTTTTGTTTACTGCATAGGTTTTACCATTTTCTTCAACATAAGTAAATGTGCCTTGCTCAAGTTTTCTTAAAAAGTTTATAAAATCAATTGTAAATTTTGGATCTATATCAAAAAGATTTTCAACTATACAAAGTCCACTTCCCATATCTGTTATTTTCATTATTGACTCACTATTCTAAAATGCTCCGAGTATTCAGAATATCCTCTTTGTTTAAGGAACTTTTTATAATCTTCTATTAGTGTTGGCATGTAGAGATTTGTGGAAGTTTTTGACATTTCGGGTTCTTTTAATGGATCAGTTACAGATTCTCCTACTTTTTCATTTGGAGTTCCATGACTGTACCATCCTAAATAAGAATATCTTTCTCCAGATTCAACTGGTTTTACTTCGTGCGCTGCTATGTAATTGGATGGAAAAAACAATATATCACCTTTTTGAGGTTTGAAGTCAATGTCAAGATAATTAAAATAGTGATGACCACCAGAAAAATTTGTTTCATCTATTTGAGATATTGAATCAACACAGTCATTTAAATAAAAAACTGTACTAACAGAGTTTCTTGTTGCCAGTTGATCTATCGGTGTCCAAACGTCGTAAACATAATCTGCACTTACATCAGAATGAGAGCCAAGATAAACCCCCTTTTTATACTGGACAATGTGCCCTTTTACCTTCCACCAAACGCATTTGACTGCCAGTGGAAATAACTCAAAATACTTAAGTAAATAACCATCTTTTGCTTCTTCAATAAAATCAAATATTTCTTTAAATTTTTCATCTGCGTACCTATGTATTGCAGATCCTCTTCCAGGCATTTGTTCTACGGAATCTTTTCCAAAAAAATATCCACTCTTATTTATGTAGCACTCTTCTTTTGTTTCTGGATTAATTGCCAGTTTATACATATCGCCTTTTTCTTTATTAATTGAGTCTCTTGCAAACTCCAATATATATTTCCAATCAAGATCTAAGGCTGATCTAAAAACTACAACACCTCCACCAAGATGCTCTGCTTCTACATTATTGTTTTTCATTTTTTCCTTTTTTGTGCGGGACATTTTCACTAGTTCCACTACTATTTGGTCTCAATATAGTTGGTCTAAGAATATGATTTAATCTAGAATCACGCGAAGCTACCTCTAAGTCTTCATATCCATACTTGTCTAGTATATATGAAATATAGTCTTCCCTAAGTGTCTTAAGCCAAATTTGGCCTTGAGTTCCTATTGGAAGCTCTTCATTGGTAATAAATATGCCCCTATCAGAATGGGAAGAGCCTTGTGCAAAATATCCTATGTATGCATATCGACTTCCGTTCTGGCAAGGTTCTATTTCATGGGTTCCTAAATAATTTGAAGGAAAAATTAAAACATCACCAGCTTTTGGTGTGTGATTTGCTTTGGCATATGGGAAAATTATTTCTCCATTATTATATTCATGTTTAATTATATCTTCTTTATTTTTTACAGAAGAATTTAAATAAATTATTGCTCCGACCACATTTCTGGTAGCCAATTGAAGATCTGGCTCAAAACCAGGTTGATAATTAACGTCATTGTCGTTATGCATGCCCATATCGCTACCAGGACCATAGGCTAAAACATGACCTAATGTTTTCCACCATATATTTCTTAATATCATTGGATAAATTTCTATGTATTTTAGAAGACTGGCATAAATAATATCTTCACAATTTTTAAAAAAATTAACTATATTTTTTGGGGTATTATTATCTACAAAATTCATTATATGACTAGCAGATTTGTTAATATCTGAAATCAAGTATCTGTGACCACTCCTATTTATGGCGTAAGAAGTTTCCTCATCTTCTTTCACAATTGTATAGTCTTCTTCAATTGCTTTTTCTTTTAAAGAAGCCAAATATGGAATAACAGAATCTTGATCCACGCTTATGGCATTAGGGAAACAAACTATACCCATTCCATAATGAATCAGATCTGATTTCATCTTAGATCATTTAACCAACTTGTTGTGGGCTGGTGTTGCAGGGTCCAGACTTTTCGGCTTTTTCTTCTGCGGCTTTTCTTTGATTTTCTGCAGCGCTAACTTCAGACATGTCTGGATCTGGAACCGATCCAACATCAACTGCATCATGCGTAGCATTATACTGGGCGACTTCCCTACCTTGGAATACTGGATTCCAACCAGGCTCAACACCACTCTCTGAGGCATTAAAATATATTGAATGGGGTGACTTACAATACATTTCATAATCATCATAAATATTATCAAACCAAACTGGAGGACACCACTTATGACTCTTTTTTTCTTCAACAACAACTATTCCAGCTTTCAAATCATTATCTCCCTGACCAAAGAAAGTAAGATAGCTATATCTCACTCCTTTGCCCATTGATTCAACATCGTGAGAAGCTACATAGTTTGTGGGAAAAAATATAATATCTCCTTTTTGCGGCTTATAAGAAATGCCAAGATGTACGAATCTTAAATTTCCACCCGTAAAATTTTTACCGTTTAGTTCGTCTTCCGACTCAACATGATCGTTAAAATAAACAAGAGCGCCACACGTTTGGCGAGATGCAACCATCCCCTTTGGCATGTACCTAACGCCTTTTGTTACCTTATAATTTGTGTCATTGTCTGCATGGCAACCGAGCCTACCACCATCTCCATATCTAAGTATGTGGCCCCTAGTTTTCCACCAAATACTTCCAATCATAAGAGGATAGTGGTCTATGTACTTAATGAGACACTTGTATATTTGTTCTTCAATGTAATAAAAAAATTTTACAACATCTTCTGGCGTATTGGATGTAACTGGATCAAGTAGTCTGACTGGAGCAGCCGGAACATCAACTAACCTATACCTAAATCCATCCTCGTTTATACCAAACTTTTCTCCATCTACTTCAATGTATTTCCATCTTTCTTTGTGTGCTTCTTCAGCTTTTTCATCTATATGCCTAAGAATTAGGTCTTGATCTATGCTGAATGCATTTCTGAATACAACAACTCCAGCTCCGAGCACCTCACACTTGAATGCTCCTATCTCATTGATTACATCCTCATCTACCTTTGGAGATACCGGAAATGATATTGCATTTTCGTTATCGATATTTTGCTCTGTAATTGCACTGCTTCCATATGACATATTTTTACCCCAGTAATTCGTCTATTGCTTCTCTTATTGTCCAACCAGCGCCCATAACTCTCGGCTCTTCGTCCAAGGGCATATCTTGCCAATTGAATCTGGAAACTACTATTCCATTTCTACTAATCAAGAATTTCTCATAGTTATGAGGTATTCTAGCTATTGCTTGACCAGCCAGGTTTTGTCCAATTGCGGCTGCCTCCGTACCGTCTGCTGTGGTATCAGAGTACGCTCTTTTTTCTTTTCCTTTTAAGAAAGAAAATACTTCGTGCTCATTTTTTCCATTTACTTCTACTTTTTCTGATATTGGAAATGTAACAAATGGATAATTTATTTTGATAAAATCATCAATTTCTTCATTGGAACCTGGCTCCATTTTTCCAAACTGATTACACGGAAAACCAATCACTGAAAATCCTCTGTCCTTAAACTCATCATGAACCTTTTGAAGCTCCCAAAGATTTCTGCTTGTTCTAACATAAGACCATAGCGGACTACACTGTGGTTTATATCCAAACTTACTAGAGATATTTACCATTAAAGTCACTTTACCGTTATATTGACTCAAAAAATCTTGTTGTCCATTTAAACTTTTTATTTTGATTAAATATACATTATCCATTTTTTGTACCCTTAAAATCTACTGTGCAGTATTCGTTTATGTGGATTTTACCCAAAATTTGATTATCTATCAAAGATCCAATAATCAGAACATGAGCTTTTGTTGGAGTAAGCGTTGTGCCAGACATCTCAAAATTATTTGAATCACATTTTATACCATCAAACTGCATTGAACCCCTCATTTCGGAAATGGTTGCAGACATGGTTTCAAATACCGACAGTATGTACTTATCCGAACCAAGTGGGCTTATTGTTTCAATGTTCCATTTGCCTACTAAAAAATTATCCATTTGTTGGCTCCTTTATTTTTGGAAGGCCCTCAAATGTTGGACCTATCTTTTCTCCTTTTTCATTAAGCCCTGTTTTAATTCCCTTCATCCATGTCCAAGGATGTTCTTGAAGTTTCTTTGATTTTGCATTGCTATATGACATTCTATCCTGAATTAGTTGAGACTTATCCCAAAGATTTTCTATTTTAAATTCCACATTTTGTATAAGCTGATTAGGATATATAGTAAAGAACATGAATGGCATTCCTGCAGGGAATGTGACAGGTTCACCAATTTTAGTTATTTTCCAATTCATATTGAATTCATCTGGCCACCAATAACTGGGAATAGATGCCGTTAAAGGAACGGCTCCATCAACAAAATAATTTGGAGATCCACTTATCCAGGTACTGTACCCGTCTTCTGTATTGAAAGCCCATCCAGTAGTAAAAGACATTATTCCAATAACACTTGGCTGTGTTACAGGCCTATTATTGTACATTTCCCCCTTTAATACTTTGGGCACTGTGTTACCTCCATCCCACTGAACAACAACGTCTTGTTCAAGTATAAGCTCCCATCCACTAACATTAGCAACAGTAAGTGGTAGACACTGGTAGGCGTGCTTATTGTATGTGGCATCCATCCAATCTCTTTTAACTCTAGACTGTTTAACAGGAGGTGGATTTTGATGAGTTTTTGTTAGTGTTATTAGGGTCATTATTTTTTTGCAATTCCTACATCTTGTGTAATGCGACTTCCGTCCTGAGCATATCCCACGCCGTACTTATGATTATTATCATTATAGTCAAACATTGTAACGGCTGAATATTTTACACCACTTTTTACTTTTAAAGATGCATGAGCATATATGTATGTTGACGGAAATAAAACTACATCACCAGCTTTTGGCTTTAGTGTTATGTCCAAATATGGAAACCATAACTCGCCACCTTCATACTCATCGTTTAGGTACATAACGGAGGAAACTGTACAAATATAAGAAAATCCGTGGTCTGTGTGTACTGCAAAATGTTGACCTGGATGATATCTAACAAAATTAATTGCTTCCATAAATTCCATTTTAAAATTGTACATAGATTCATAGTGATTCAGGCATTTTTTTAATCTTACATCCACGTCATCGTAGCACTTTTTCACTTCCTCAAATTCTGGAGTTAGGTAGGGCCAATGAACCGGACTCATTTTTAAATCTACACAATCTCTATACTCGGGTTTTTTTACATTGTATCCGACCACTGCATCTGACCACTTAAACAGATTGTGACTACTATTTCCTATAGTAGTTTCTAATCTTTCTGGAATATTCAAATCTCTTGAAATTGCATTTCTATACAAAAAAATTCCTAGTTTTGGATCACTTACGTGATAGAATTCCATTGTATTCTCCTGTTTGAATAATTTGACATGATATAATATACCACCGAATCTACAGAAAAGCAAGGCATTATTGTGTGCGAAAAGGATTAAAATGGAAAAATCTGTAATACTTCCAGGGCATTTTGGAAATTCTAAAGATAATATAAAAATTATCAAAAATTTTATTGATTTAGAAGATCTTAAAACTATACAAAAATTTCTTCCGACAATAAATGAGTGGATGGACGCTGGAGAAAACCAATATGCGGAAGATGGAACTTGCACTTACGATGCTTCATACTGGCAAAACCGTCAATGCAGTTTTGACATTTTAGCTAGAATTAACTTAAATATCTATAATCTTATAGATAAATATATTATAAAGATGCAATGGTTTCTGGAGGATGAGTTTCAGGTAAACTTAACCATTAGGCCACCAGTAATAATAAGGTGGTTTCCTGGCCTGGAACAAAAACCCCATGCCGATAAGCAGCTTAACGATGGATCTCCGAATCCTTTTCCAACCTATGACTTAAACTCACTACTGTACTACAATGATGACTTTGAAGGCGGAGAACTATACTACCCTCAACATGATCTTGTGATAAAACCAGAGCCTGGATTAGCGATTGCTCATCCTGGAGATATAAACTATCTTCATGGGGTAAAAATGGTAACAAAAGGCGAAAGATATACTACGCCTTCTTTTTATACTATAACAAAATTACTAAATTAGATTACTTAGACTTCTAGTCACCTGTCCATCCTACAATGTTGCCACAACTATCACGATAACTACCATCCCCATAAGGTCCATTCATCCCAAAACATGGCGGGAAAAACGGTGGGAAGAACGGTGGAAAGAACGGTGGAAAGAACGGTGGAAAGAACGGTGGGACGAACGGGGGGAAGTACGGTGGGAAGAAAGGTGGGA